GCTTTGGTGTTCCTCATGGCGAACCCATTCATCACTCGGCTTCCGATTAGAAGCAAGGCGAATGATCGAAAGGCCGCAAAGAATCTTCAATGGCGCTGCTGAGTCTCCGCGGGTACGCCAAACACCGCGGCGTGAGCCTGGCCGCCGTGCAGAAAGCGATCCGGTCCGGTCGCATCGGGACAACTGAAGACGGCTCGATTGATTCCGATCGCGCGGACGCTGATTGGAGTGCCAAGACGCGACCAGGTCAGAAACGGCGTTCACCGGCTCCGACGCTTGTTGCGCCAGTGGTTCCGATTGTGGAGCCCCAGCGAAGTGATCCGGGTGGTGCCGGAGGCCTTGATTACTTCCGGGCCCGTGCGATCCGCGAGAGCTACCTGGCGCGGCTCGCGAAGATCGAGTTCGAGGAGAAGTCGGCGAAACTGGTCAGCCGCGATGAAGTGCAGGTCGCGGCGTTCACAAAGGCGCGCACCGTGCGTGACAGCTTGCTGAACATCCCGGACCGGCTAGCTGCGACGCTTGCCGCCGAAACCGATGCCGACAACGTGCACCAGATGCTGACCGTGGAAATTCGAAAGGCGCTTGATGAACTCGCTGGCGCAGACCGCGACTGACGTCTATAACGAAGCCTTCGACTCGGGGCTGCGGCCGGATCCGCTGCTCACGGTGTCGGAATGGGCCGACCGTTACCGGCGGTTGTCGGGCAAGTCGGCCAGCGAGCCGGGCCCGTACAGGACGGATCGGACGCCCTACTTGCGCGAGATTATGGACGCGCTGTCTCCGCTGTCCAATGTGGAGCGGGTCGTGGCGACCAAAGGCGCCCAGCTTGGGTTTACTGAAGCCGGGAATAACTGGGTCGGCTACGTCGTCCACAAGTCGCCCGGACCGATGATGCTGGTCCAGCCGACGGTCGAGATGGCTAAGCGCAATTCGAAACAGCGACTTGATCCGCTGATCGAGGAGAGCGAGCCGCTGCGCCAGCTGGTGAAGAGTCCGCGGTCGCGCGACTCCGGCAACACCGTGTTGTCGAAGGGGTTTCCAGGTGGCGTGCTGGTAATGACGGGCGCCAACTCCGCGGTGGGGCTGCGCTCGATGGCGGTGCGGTACCTGTTTCTGGATGAGATCGACGCCTACCCGGGCGATGTTGACGGTGAGGGCGATCCGATCAACCTGGCCTTCGCGCGGACGAGGACTTTTGCGCGGCGCAAGGTCTTCATGGTGTCGACGCCGCTCATCACGGGCCTGAGCCGGATCGAGGCGGCCTACGCCGAGAGCGACCAACGCCGCTTCTGGGTGCCGTGCCCGCACTGCGGCGTGTTCCAGGTGCTCCGATTTGAGCGGCTGCGCTGGCCGAAGGGCGAGCCGCAGAAGGTCGCCTACATCTGTATCGGATGTGAGAAACCGATCTTCAATCACCACAAGGCTGCGATGCTGCCGCGTGGCGAGTGGCGGCCGGAGGCAGTGGGCGATGGCCGAACGCGCGGTTACCACCTGTCGAGTCTGTACAGCCCGGTGGGCTGGTATGGGTGGGACCGGGCGGCCGATGACTGGGAGAAAGCCCAGAAGGACGTCGAGCGTTTGAAGTCGTTCGTCAATCTGGTGTTGGGCGAATCCTGGCAGGAGCGAGGTGAGGCGCCCGACTGGCAGCCTCTGTATGACCGGCGGGAGGATTATGCGCTCGGCACAGTCCCGAGTGGCGGGCTGTTTCTCACTGCCGGCGCCGACGTCCATCCGAACCGGATCGAAGTGGAAGTGGTCGCCTACGGTCGGTCGAAGGAATCCTGGTCGGTGGACTATCGGGTTTTGATGGGAGACACCGCCCGACCCGAGGTGTGGCGGCAGCTTGACGCCGTGCTGGATGAAGAGTTTCCGCATGCCCACGGGATGCGGCTGCCGATCCGCGTGCTGTGTGTGGACTCGGGCTACAACCCGCGCATCGTCTACGACTGGGTGCGCGGCCATCCGCAGGCCTCGTGGGGTCCGGCGGGCGCGCGTGCAGTCCATCCGAAAACGGCTGTGGCGGTGAAGGGCACGGCCCGGACCGACCGGCTGATCTTGGGTGCGTCGCCGGTGGATGCGAGCAAACGGCGAGGGACGAGGCTGTGGACGCTCGGCACGCCGGTGGCGAAGTCGGAATTGTACAGCAGGCTGCGGCTGGCCCCGCCAACCGAAGAGAGCGGCGAGGCTTTCCCTGCTGGGTATTGCCACTTCCCCCGCTACGAAGAGGATTACTTCCGGCAGCTGACGTCGGAGAGTTTCATCAAGGGCCACTGGGTGCTCGGCGCCAACGCGCGGAATGAAGCCCTGGACGCGCGGGTCTATGCGCGTGCGGCCGCATCGATCTACGGCATTGACCGTTTCATCGAGCGCCACTGGCGCGAGCTCGAGGCCGCTGTGGCGAAAACGGAAGGGGCATCGGATGTCGCCGGTGATATGCCGGCGCCGTCGGGGCCGCCTCCGATCCGCCGTGTCGTTGTCCGCTCGAACTGGATTCAACGCTAAATGGCATACACCGAATCCCAACTCGAAGCGCTCGAGGCGGCGCTCGCCAGCGGTACGCTTCGGGTCTCGTTTGAAGGCCGCAGCGTCGAGTACCGCAGCGTCGACGAGATCAAGAAGGCGATCGCCGAGGTGAAGGCCGGTCTGGCAGTGGCGAATCCGGCCACACCGCGCACGCGCATGATCCGGGTCTTCACGGAGAAGGGTTTCTAGGGGATGGGTTACTGGCGCAATCTCATCCGGGCAGCGGTCCCGGCGCTGCGCTTGGGCGCAGGATACGAGGCTGCCGCGACGACGCGCCGGACGCAGGGCTGGAATCCGTCGACCGATGGCATCAACGCCCTGGTGAGTGGCGGAGGTGACGCGCTCCGGTCCCGTTCGCGCGACATGGTGCGGCGCAATGCCTGGGCATCGAATGCGATCGACAGCTTCGTCGCCAACTCGGTCGGCACCGGGATCAAGCCGCAATCGAAACACCCCGACGCGGCGGTCAAGCGGAAGCTCCAGAAGCTGTGGCTGCGCTGGACCGATGAGGCCGATGCGTCGGGGCTCACTGATTTCTACGGGCTGCAGGCCTTGGTCTGCCGGGCAACGGTCGAGGGCGGAGAGTGCATTGTACGGCTGCGGCCGCGCCGGCCCGAGGACCGTCTGAGTGTGCCGCTGCAACTGCAAATGCTCGAGGCCGAGCATCTGCCGGCATCGCGAAACGAAAACCTGGCCAACGGCAATGTCATCCGCGCCGGGATCGAATACGACAAGATCGGTCGCCGCGCGGCGTATCACCTCTACCGCGAGCATCCCGGCGAAAAGCTGATGTTTGCCCGCTCTGGCGAGACCACGCGCGTCACCGCCGATGGGGTCCTGCACGTGTACAAGCCTCTGCGCCCAGGGCAACACCGTGGCCAGCCGTGGCTCACGCAGGTCCTGGTGAAGCTCCATGAGCTCGACCAGTACGACGACGCCGAGCTGGTTCGCAAGAAGCTGGCGGCGATGTTTGCCGCCTTCATCATCGAGAACAACCCGGACGATCCGGTGATCGGCGCGAAGCCGGGCGAGGCGGCGAAGGATGCCAGCGGCGTCCCGCTGGCCGGCCTCGAGCCGGGATCGATGGTCAAGCTCCTGCCAGGCGAGGACGTGCGGTTCACCGAGCCGGGCGATGTGGGCGGGATGTATGCGGAATTCATGAAGGTGCAGCTGCGCGCTATCGCCGCCGGACTGGGCATCACCTACGAGCAGCTGACCGGGGATCTCGAAAAGGTAAATTACTCGTCGATCCGCGCCGGTTTGCTTGAGTTCCGCCGCCGCTGCGAGCAGTTTCAGCACCAGGTGATGGTCTTTCAGTTCTGCCGCCCGGTGTGGCGGGCCTGGATCGAGGCGGCTGTGCTGGCAGGCGAAATCCCGGCGCGGGAATATGCACGCAACCGCCACCTCTATTTGGATGTCGAGTGGCGCCCACCGTCCTGGGACTGGGTCGATCCGCTCAAGGACATGAAGGCCGAAGTTACTGCGGTGAGGGCTGGCTTCAAGCCGCGCGGCGCGGTCGTTAACGAGATGGGCTACGACGAGGAAGACGTCGATCGCCAGATCGCGGCAGACAACGACCGGGCGGATTCGCTTGGTCTGACCTTCGACACTGATCCCCGCAAGACGACCGCGAACGGCCAGCAATCGCAATCTGGCGTGCCGTTGCTGCCGCCTGCGCAGACAGCAGGAGAGGAAAGCTCACAGATCCAATGACGACACTGCCCCATCTCGCCGCGCGTGTCTTTGATACGCCGCTCATGATCGATGCGACCAAGCTCACCGCCGTGCTCGCCGGCCTGGCGCCCAGGCTGGGCGTCGAGCCTCCGATTGTTGACGGCGCGCTGATGGCCGAACACCGCAGCCGGAAGCCGTATGCAGTTTCCGCCGCCGGGATCGCGGTGATCGAGGCCTCCGGGAGCCTAGTGAACCGGGCCTCCGGAATGGATGCTCAGTCCGGGCTCACCTCCTACGAGCAGCTGGGCAACGAAGTCCTCGATGCTGCGACGGATCCGCAGGTTCGAGGCATCCTGCTGCGCGTGGACAGCTACGGCGGCGAGGCCAACGGCGCATGGGACGCCGCGGATCTGATCGCCCAGGCTGCACGATTGAAACCGGTCTGGGCCTCGGTCGACGACTGGGCGCTCAGCGGCGGATATCTGCTTGCCTCGGCCGCGGACCGAGTGTGGGTGACACGCACGGGCGGGGTCGGCTCGATCGGGGTCATCGCCATGCACCTGGACCAGAGCGGTTTCGATGCCGCGCGTGGCCTCAGCTACACCACCGTCTTCGCCGGCGATCGCAAGAATGACCTCAATTCTCACGAGCCGCCGTCCGAGGAGGCTCTCGATGTCCTCGCGGCGGAGGTCCACCGGCTCTACGGCATGTTTGTCGGCGCCGTCGCCGGGCGCCGGGGCCTGAGCGCCCAGGCCGTCCGCAATACCGAGGCGGGCATCTTCCACGGCGCTGATGCCGTCGCGCGGGGCCTGGCCGACCGTGTTGGCACTTTCCGCGAGGCGCTGGCCGAGATGTCCGCGCAACTTCAACCCACAACTGGAGGTTTCAAAATGGCCGACAACTTGCCGGCGGCCGCCGCGCCGCCGGAACCCACTCCCAACCTGGCCGCGCTCGAATCCGATGCCCGTGAGAAGGGCTACGCCGAGGCGGCCGAAATCGTCGAGCTCTGCAGTCTGACCGGGAATGCGGGCCTGGCGAGCGAGTTCATCGCACGCCGGCTCAGCGCTTCCGATGTCCGCAAGGAACTGCTGACGCTGAGGGTGAGCGAGGACAGCCGCGCCGAGATCCGCTCGCATGTGCTGCCTCACGCCTCCACCGGCGCGCCGCAGAACCTCGACGAAAACCCTGTCGTCAAAGCCTGCGCCGCATTCGGCGCAAAAGGAGATCGCTAACCGATGAGTGTCCAAACTGAAGGCATGCGCTTGGGCGACTGGCTCAAGTGGGAAGTGGATAACCAGTACAGCCGGGATGTGGTGACCATTCTGGCCGGTAGCGGATCGGAACGTGCGCTCACCACCGGCATGGTGCTCGGCCGCGTGACCAAGGGTGCTGCAGTCGGCGCCGCTGTGGCGGGAATCACTGGCAACGGCACGATTACTGCCGCACCTGCGGTTGGCCAGGCGGCAAAGCCCGGTGTTTACCGTGTGGTCTGCATCGAGCCTGCCACCAACGGCGGGAAGTTCTCGGTCGAGGATCCCAATGGCATCCTGGTCGGCATTGCGACGGTGGGCGTCGAGTTTGCGACGCAGCTGACCTTCACGATCGCCGACGGCGCCGCCGACTTCGCAGCCGGTGACGCCTTCACCATCACGGTCGCAGCGGGCTCGGGCAAGGTCAAACAGATCGACTTCTCGGCCACGGACGGATCGGATGTGGCCTGCGGCTTGTCGACCGAACCCACCACCGCGCCGGACGGCTCGGATCGCTCGGCTGTGGCCGTGGTCCGCAACGCCATCGTTTCGACCAATGGGATCGTCTGGCCTGCCGGAGCCACCACGGATCAGAAGAACGCTGCCATCGCGCAGCTGAAAGTCCTGGGCGTTCTCGTCCGGGACGGAGCGTAAGGAAGAATCATGTCCATGCTGAATCCCTTTTCCACCGATGCTTTCAACATGGTCGCCCTGACGGCGGCCATCAACCGCATCCCCAACACCTACGGCCGCCTCGAGCAGTTGACTCTGATGCCGGCCACTGGCGTGCGCACGCGCACCATCATCATCGAAGAGATGAGCGGCGTCCTGAACCTGCTGCCCACGCAGCCGATCGGCGCGCCGGGCACTCTCGGCACCCAGGGCAAGCGTAAGGTCCGCAGCTTCGTGATCCCGCACATCCCGCACGATGACACCGTGCTGCCGGAAGAGGTCCAAGGCATCCGGGCATTCGGTTCTGAGACCGAAACCGAGGCCCTGGCTGGTCTGATGGCGCAAAAGCTGCAGACCATGCGCAGCAAGCACGCGATCACGCTTGAGCACCTGCGAATGGGAGCTCTGAAGGGCGTGATCCTCGACGCCGACGGCTCGACCCTCTACAACCTCTACACCGAGTTCGGCATCACGCCCAAGACGGTCAGCTTCGCGCTGACCACCAACACGACCGAGGTGCTGACCAAGGTGCTCGAAGTGAAACGCCACATCGAGGACAACCTGAAAGGCGAGTTCATGAGCGGTCTCATGTGTCTCTCCTCGGCGGGTTTCTTCGATGCGTT